CTCCCCACTTTGAAAGACCAAGATAAAAGGAATCTGTGTCGGGTGGAATTTCAATTTCTGTAACGATTCGTCTCGGAACACAATCATCCTCTAAAATAATAAAGTTATCTTTTGGTGCATGTTGAAACGCACGCTGATAACTTTTTATTAATGCAACATGATGTGGAAGATTATATTTCTTTGCGTTGATTGCTTCGATTCTTTTTACTTTTTTAAAACCAAACGAGGAAAATAATTGGTTCATCGTGGTTTTTTTTCTGTGCGAACTTTGCATACTAATCCACAAAACAGGCACATCTTTTAAATCGACGGTTATCATTTTTTCTTGCCGATATGATACTTCGGAATTAATTCCCAGTTACCCTTATCTTTGAATGGAATGATTTTCATTTTTGCCAAACTAACTTTTGGCTCTTCTACTTCTTCGACATCAATAATTTTTAACAGTCCCCATTCTTCAAGGAGACTGACAATTGTATTTCTTCTACCCAAATCTTCGTCAGTGATATTACTTTCAAGACCATCCAATTCAAAAAGTTCTTTGAAGTGAAGAATAACATATCTTCCTCGCTTATGTAAAATATGGCAAGACTGATAAAGTTTATTTTCCTTTCGTGAGGAAACACCTATTCGAGTTAAGGTTTCCTTCACTTTCAGAAAGTCATCTCTTTCGCTAAGTTCTATCTCAATACCTAAACCGTTAAATATGTCATCTTCTTCATTCACGTTTTCTCTCCGGTGTCAACAAGTTCTTTAATTGTGTTGAGTTCTTCATCGGAGATAAGATCCATGACTTCATTTATTTTTCGATCAGAGTACCCGTAATATTCTTTGAGTAGATCGAACTTATCGGACTTTTCGTTTTTATCCCAACGAGAGAATCGCTTTCTTTTCCGAACGGCATGAATATAGTAATCATATTGAAGCCGATTATCGAGGTGAGCGTGACGATTCATTTCGTTTGCATATAAAACGGTATCCGTAAAATAAGAAAGAGACTTATTCACGATGAACGGAGGATACTTGGATTCCGACAAAGGATCGACCAGCATCAGATTTTCTTTTGTGTAATTAATGGTCTTTAGATAGTCACCAAGTTTCATAACACCCTCCGATAGACAAATATACCGTATTTAGCATTTTTCGTTACTTGAACTCACACGATGTCATCAATTCCACGATACATGCTACCATATTGATCTCTTGATCGGCAACATGAGCCGCTTTATATTGATATTCACCGAGGATCACAATCGCTTGTGGGATAGAAGAATCTTTAAGGTTAGAATACATGGCATCATAAATCTTCCGCATCAGATCCGTAACACTGTTGTCAAGGTTTTCAACAACCCACTTCCGTGCTTCCTTGAAGTTTTTCTCCTTCATGTGAGTCATCAGATCGCTGACATGGATCTCACCAATACGGCTCAGAATGCCAACATCAATCTCACCAGCAACAGAGTATCGCTGGAGTTCATTGATAACTCGTCGGAAGTCTGGGAAGTATCGCATAATCAGTTCGGCAAGGACTTTAGGATCGTATTTGATCCCTTCCCCGTCGAGAATGGATCCACAACGCTTCATCATCTGCGAAGCGATAGACGGCTTCTCCTTCGCTGGAATGCGAAACTCTACATTGGTGCATCGAGAATGAATCGGTTCAATGATTCGATTCTTGTAGTTGCATGTCAATATAAAGCGGCAATTATCAGCAAATTCCTCAATCGCTCCCCGAAGTGCGGGCTGGATAGAGTTAGCGTTTGAATAATCAAATTCATCAAGGATGACAACCTTCTTACCTCCGTTGAGTGACACTGTGCTTGCAAAGTCACGAATCGTTGTCCGAAGCGTGTCGATATTGCCACTCTCCGAGCAGTTAATCACAATGTGATCTGCGTTCAACTCGTTGCAGATCGCTCGTGCAACCGTGGTTTTACCAGTACCGGCAGAGCCAGAGAACATAAGGTTCTGACTCTCACCGGACTGAATCATATCGTTGAATGTGTCTTTCAAATCATCTGGAAGAACACACTCACCAATGGTCTGCGGACGATACCGCTCGACCCACAAAAATTGTTTCTGTTCCAAAATTATCCCTCGTAAGTAGAAGTAGATTCCAATGCGACATAATATTCGAGATCATCGTTTGCCGAAACAAAACGACTCACAACCTTCTCGGTGATCTGGCAAGTATAATCACCGGGAAGGAATCGAAGATTTTCCAACTTGAAGTGGAAGTCAAACTTCTTACCACCAGAAAGATCACCAAGTTCGATGGAGTAATTATTACTTGTCGGATCAGATTTGTCAAACACTTTACCAATAACAACACCATTATCAGAGGAGATTGAAAGATCCTCAAGTTGAAGAACGGAACCAGCCTTCTTCAACTCCATCAAACTATCTTCGTGAAGATCAAACTCCACAACATGATCTGGCATAGTGATGTCACGCTCAGGGATTGTTAACAATCGCTTTGCGGAATACATGTATTTAATCGAAGATCCACTGCCACCATGAATCTTCATGTGATTGTCAAAGAACTCAAACGTTGGGTTGTCGAACAGAGAGACAGTCCCAATGAACTTGTTCAGATCCCAAATACCAAACTCAACAGGAAACTCTTCCTGTACAGTGGCAATGGACATCACATTTTTTGCTGGTGTGATCGTCTTGATCACGTTACCCTCTGGAATGAGGACGTTAGAATTAAATCCTGCGAAGTTTTTCAACACCGCAAGTGTTTCTTTAGAAATTGAAATTTTGCTCATAATATAAACCTCACTTATTTAATCATCATAAAATTCGTATCGTTTAGGATCGTGTCGCATGTCACGAAGCATCTTTTTACTACTATTACGATCCCTTCGTCGTTGATTCTTTCTTGTGCCTCGTGTTCGGTAAACACTGTCGTCTGAATCAAAGGTCTTCTTTGATTTTTTTTTCTTGTCCACTTAAAATTCTCCTAAATGTTCAATAAGATTTTTTAAACGATACTTCATCATATATTCTAGGATCTTACTTCGATCCCCACTAATTTCTGTTTCCATTTGTCTCATGGTTTCCTCTTGAATATAGTCGGGAACATGAGTCAAGTCAATAAGTCTTTGGTTGCGTTCCATAAAATTTCCCTCTTGATCAAAACCAACTTCCTTTAGTTCGGCAACCTTTTTATTTGTTAATCGTATTTGTCTTCTTTTTTCAACAAAAACGGAATCATCACTCAGAGCATTTGGAACACCATCACTAGAATCACCACGAACAATATGATCGAGAAGAAACTCATGTGGATCATCACATTTTAGCAAACTCTTCTTTGCGGGACTGTATTGTTTTACATTTGGATAGCGTTGAAGTTGCTGAAAATCTTTGTCTGATGAGATAATCATAATCTTTTCTTTGTGGTGAAAGTTTTTAACGATGGTGGCAATCACATCGTCGGCTTCGGCACGCTCAACTTGAATAAACCGATATGGAAAAACATCTTTCATTTCTTCACGAATAGTGTGAAGTTCATTAAAGATTTTACCCCAATCAAATTTTGATTTCTTCTGTCGCTCACTTCGATTCTTTTTGTATTGTGGAAAAAAGTCTTTTCTCCAGACATTTTTAGAATCGTTGCAGACAATCAGTTCACCATAATCAGATCGAAACTTTGAAAGATATTTTCGATAAGTGTTTAAAACAAGGTGACGAATAAAGCCATAATCTTCCTCAGTTTCCGCTGTTTTTGCAGCAGTGAAAATACTGGAAAGGATTATTTGGTTGTTGTCGATAAGTATCAATTTTGACCCTTCTTTTCACATAGTATACAATAAATTTAAATAATTTCAACCCATTGAATTGAGTTTCCGTCATTTAAATACTTGAATAATTTACCGCTTGCGGTGTCATACCACTCATCACCATCATTCGGTGATACTGGTGGATTTTCACCGGAGGTATGTACAATGGATCGAACTAAAAGTTCCCAAAAATCTTTATTTTCAGGTGAGCCATCTAAGTAAGTATTTCTTCTCAGTGCTTTGTAGGATCCACCTTCAAATGTGACAATATCATTTGGCTCATAAACAACAGGAGATCCCCGGTCGTTTACCGGCTTGTAAATGCCTTTTTGTTTCATGGCTTCCAGAACACCATAACTGGCTCGTGTTTTAAATATCTATCGTTCACTTTGCAATAGTTCCTACAAGTTGGTTTCCCGTCTTCCCCTACACGATTCTGTCCCGGCATTCCTTCGAGTGCCATCTTCAATGTATATTTATATTCTACACCATATTCTTCGAGAATATTTTTGGTGTCCTCTTGAAGTGGAAGATATTTACCAGACACCAGAATATCTGCAATGTTCCACAGGAGATATCTTTCGGATCTCAACCAAGTGACTGCCGTTTGTAGCGTGGGACGAAGGAAGCCATCTCTCCATGACTCGTAAGAAGAACCATACTTCTTGTAGGACTGATTCTCATTCTCGCTGTATGCTTCACGGTTGAAGTATGGAGGTGAAGTGAAGACAAGATCAATCTCACCCTTGTGCTTCTGAAACTTTTCTTCAAACTGAACTACTTCGGACCCAAGACAATGGACTTCATAAGTGTTAACAGGTCCATTAAAAAATGAGTTGGCTCGGTTTGTTTTGGTGTTGTATAAATCTGCGATGGCTGAATACTTTGAGGAACCATCTGGCAAATAATTATCAACGTTAGGGTCAGTGCCGATGTAATGAATGTTTCTGTCATCACGAACGGACATCGCTCCGAGAATCCTACCTCCCCATCCTGCGGACGGATCATAGATTTTAATAACTTCTTGATCTTTGATACCTTCAGTAAATCTTTCATAGAGATATTTCGCTGTCATTGGTGGGAAGTTCACGGCAGGTTGAATGTAACCAATCCGGAACGCTTTGAAATTAGTAGGAAAGACCTTCTTTCCCTTGTCATATATGCGAATCGAATATACCTTATCATCCGGCATATTTTCGATATCGAATGTTGAGTGATGACGATACTGAAGTTGTCCAGAGTCTTTGAACCGCTGGACATCCTCTCGTGTGATTTGCAGAATCTTCGATTGTTCCAATTGGAAGTAACCAGAGTTCAAACCATCACGGATTTTAACTTGCTCAAGAATAAAGTCTTTACCTGTAAACAAATCGGGAGTCGAGAAGAAAGTTTCCAACCACTCCACACCAGACGACACTTCAATCACAGCATACTTCTTGTCGTTCTTGATTGCCGACAACGCAAAACTATAAAACGAATCACGACGGAAGTGCCGCTTACATCCCTTGAAGAATTGCTCCTCACGATCTGGATCTGACACCAAGTCATAGATGGAGTAGCCGTTATCCTTTTCGGTGTAGTTGATCCGTGTTTTGAACAAGTTGTCAAAGAATTGATCTGCCTCCACACCCATTCGTGATTTGTTTACGATCACATCTCGTGGAATGTCAGAGAGTTCATCGTCACGCTCAAAATCACGAACAGGATAACTTTCGAGTTTGTTCCATGCTTCGATAATCTCTTCTTCGTTCTTACCCGTCCGTGGGGGACAACCGTAAGCATCCCACGCATCACAGATTGTCTTTCGCATTTCGACAACCCATTCACGAAACTGATCCTCGTTCATTTCAAGAAGTTCCTCGAAGCAAACATTCACATCGCTGTTAATCACATAATTATTTCGTTCGTAAAATGGTTTCATTTTCCTACATTCCAAATTAACGCACCGGGGGATGCGTGTTCTTTCACAAACTCCCACACCTTCGCATCATAAGTTGGAGCGGAGGGGTATGGGGGTAAAACTTTTGTCGGCTTTGAAAACTCATAGGATGACTTGTAAACTTTCGCTCGTCCGTAATCACCTTTGTGGCCGACCATCACGACATTAAATTTAGCAGATTTCCATGCGGA